TCCTTTATATTCAAAAATCGTAGAAATTCTCTGATTCCCTGTCGGCAGTTGCGGCGACACAGTAGAGAAGAGTAAAGAGCCGGGGCGTGTGAAAGGTTTACCGCCTCCTTCGTATTGACGAAGAAGAACGTTATCTAAAACCTTACATTTATTTTTCCCTGCGTTAAGTGGGTAGTCTGTAAGGCCACCTGAGAAGTCTTCGAACGCTACACTCTGCATAGCGTCTCCTTAAGTTGTGTAATAGGCGACTAAGCCGAGTGTGGAGTCGTTAGAGTAAATCGTGTAAGTGGTTGAGGATGTCTTAACCGGGGAGAGGAAGACCGCTTCCCCGGCTGTAGTCTTGAAAAGAATTGCGTAGTTGTCGTAGAGTTCTCCGCCTGGAATGGTTACAGGTTGAGAGTATATTGAACCCGAAGGAACCCAATTTGTGTTAGGGAGACTTTGAGTAAAAGCTTGTACACCTTTTGCGGATATCTTCGACGAGTTCGTTCCATTGTGGGTATGGTCGTTGAGAAGTTGCATGTTGTTAGCTAATTCATCAAACCAGACATCGGAAAGATCTCCGTCCTGCATTTTTTTGAATCCGTATGATAAAGTTAGCATTTCATACCTCGACTAGTTTTATTGGTGAGTACATCGTCCCTACCTAAAGTGTGCTGCTTAGAATTGTAGACCCAAAATAGTGCGGTGCCAAACTTGCTTGAGCCGTTGACGCTATAAAGTGCCATTTTGTCTGAGCGGCCTGTGTAGATGGCACTAAATATATTCTATTTTGAGTGGGAGAATAAACACCGCCAGCATAGGCACCGACAACCGCTGTAACCCCATGGGCATAAGCTACAACACTGCCTGTATTGCAATCTATATAATGCCAGTTTGTCTGAGCGGCCTGTGTAGATGGCACTAAATATATTCTATTTTGAGTGGGAGAATAAACACCGCCAGCATAGGCACCGCTAACCGCTGTAACCCCATGGGCATAAGCTACAACACTGCCTGTGGCACAATCTATAAAGTGCCAGTTTGTCTGAGCGGCCTGAAACCGTGGCACTAAATATATTCTATTTTGAGTGGGAGAATAAACACCGCCAACATAGGCACCGCTACCCGCTGTAACCCCAGGGGCATAAGCTACAACACTGCCCGTATTGCAATCTATATAATGCCAGTTTATCTGAAAATGTGGCACTAAATATATTCTATTTTGAGTGGGAGAATAAACACCGCCAACATAGGCACCGCCAAGCGTTGTAACCCCAGCATAAGCTACAACACTGCCTGTATTGCAATCTACATAGTGCCAAGACTGACTTACATCCCCCTGTTCATGTGGCACTAAATATATTCTATTTTGAGTGGGAGAATAAACACCGCCATAATAGGCACCGCCAACCGCTGCAACCCCATGGGCATAAGCTACAACACTGCCTGTATTGCAATCTATATAATGCCAGTTTGTCTGATCGGCCTGTGTATATGGCACTAAATATATTCTATTTTGAGTGGGAGAATAAACACCGCCAACATAGGCACCGCTAACCGCTGTAACCCCATGATTATAGGTAGCCACACGCTGAATCGCACTGGCATTTTCTGTGTGAAGCGGCGTTAGTTTTTTGAGGAAGTTATTTACTACTTGTGTGCCCGTAAGTGGCTGTAGAGCCGATACCGCTACTGAGCCTGAGCCAGACCCAGCCCCGCCCACCACACGCCACCGCAAAGATGTCGCATCATACAATAAAATTACAGAAGCGCCCGAGGCCAAAGCCATGTCTGCTCCAGTACCTGTTACAATACTTGAAGACGAGCCTTGGTCGTTAATTATATTTATAGACGTGGCGGTGGCATTGATAAGAACGAGTTGAGTAGTTAGAGCACCTTCAGTGTTCGTAACGCCCCCTAAATTAGTCGCGCCCACTGTAATTCTTTGAACCGCTTTAGGTGGCGTGGACGCCGGAGTCAAAGTGCTTCCTGAAATTGTTGCAGACTCGGAAATATAGCCCGTTAAATTGTGGGTTATTTTTCCTGTAAATGTTTGCACTTCGCTTAAGTTAGCTACTGTCCTCCAAGCCCCGTTGTAATACTTAATCCCAGGAGTTGTTGTATTGTAGTAAAACAACCCAGCTACCGCTCCTGTCAAGTCGGTTGCGCTTGACTGTGCTTGCGCTCTGATTAGCTCACCATAAATATTCGTTCCAGGCATCTTAAACTCCTATTAGTCTGTATGAACCGGCTGGCAAAGGCGTACCCACTTGAAGTCTCACGTTTGTAGCACTTGTTTGTGAAATTGAGATGTACATGGTTTCAAAGTTATTTGTGTTGTCTTTAAGCTGCCATATCATAGTTCTTGCGTCAACGCCGGAAACTGTCACATCTTTTAAAGTGTCAGTTCCGTTCCAAATTGTGTCAATTTGAATTCTTGCAGACCCTACTTGCTTAATCGAAGTTCCGGTATCGACGTAGACGTTAGCGTCTGCTGTATTATACAGCATCCTTCCAATATTTTGTGCTGAAGAGCCGGGCAAGGTTCCGAGGTTTTCAAGTCTCAAACCTTTGAACTCGCCCGCCGTAAATACATCTCTAACTCTGTTAGAAGCGCCGCCAATGTCAGTGCCGCTCCAAGAGCCGCTGAATGAAGCGTCCGTGAAAGGACGTAATCCGTTTTTAAATTGGATAAAGCCTTTAGTGGCGTTGGCAGTCGATTCTAAGTTTAAATTTTCACCACTCGCCGTACCGCCTATGATACTTTGACCGCCTGCGCGTCCTGCGAGTAAGGCGAATTGAGTATGCCCGGCATCCCCAGTAGTCAAACCACTTATGGAGCCGTGAGAGATCTCAGTATCCGGGGCAGATGCTAACCACTCTGTACCACTCCAAAATAGAGTGTCTCCAGGCTGTGCCGCTAAAGTACGCCCAGTGTTTCTCCAGTTAGAAGATTTCAGAGTCATGAGTTCGGCGATAGAGTATACGGAGCCTCCGTTATTTATCTGATTTGAGATAAATAAATTTCTCCAAATACTTGTCCCACTCCCTAAATCTTTAACGCCGCTTGAAGGGAGTATCGTTGTAGATACTACGCTTCCGGTACCGTCAGGAGTTAGGTTTATGTCGCCGTTCGTGTTTGTAGAAGATACGGTGTTTCCGTCAAGTCTAAGGTTATCTACGTTGAGTAGAGCTCCTATGCCTGAGACAGTAAATGTCCCGTCAGTGACGCTAGAATTTCCAGTAGCGTCTACACCAAATAAGGTTTTTAGTCGTTTATTGGCGTTAATAAATCCCGTGCCGTTAGCGGAAAGATTTAAATCGGCATTACTTGCTAAAACTTCTAGAGAGCTTCCATTAAACCGCCCAGTCGGGGTCCTAAGATCCGAGCCTGTGATGGTTCCACTAGTAGTCAAATTTAGTGCATTAAAAGTCAAAGTGGCGGACAAGCTATTTATGCTGCCATTGGCAAATGTGATGTCCGCAATTGTAGTACCAGTAAAAAATGAACTGGCTAAAGTTGTAGCTTGAATGAAAGAAGCTACTACTTTGCCGGTAAAAGTAGAACCTGACGCGGCTGTAAAGTTAAGTGCCCCAGTGGCGCTAGCTATTGTCGTGTTACTTACAGATACGCTTCCGGCGGTGATTGACCCAGTAGTAGACACATTGTTTGATCCAAAACTTAAAGCTCCGGAAGCGGATACAATACTGCCAGCGTCTAAGGTCAAATTGTCGATGTAAGCGCGTCTGCTTAGGTAGATGTCTCTAAACTTTAAAGCACTCGTACCAATATCGAGTCCAGACAATATAGGTCTGAAGTTGTCTTCGACTTGTACGTATCCGGTATTTGGCCCGGTTCCATCGCCGCTATTGGCGGATAAAGTTAAATTTGTGTTAGGGGAACTTCCGCCGTAAATACTTTGACCGGCTTTGAGCCCTGTAATTTCAGCGCCGTTAGCATCCCGGTCATTATATCCCTTGCGAGACACCCACATGTCTTGAGTCCTGGCCTCCCAAGCTTGCAAAACTGAGTCAGTTCCCCAGTCGATATCTAGTATCTTATGCCACGAAGGAGTCGCTTCTCCCTCGCGTCTCTCCCATCTATAACCCGCAGCTTTTCCGTCCCCATCATTACTCACGACTCGGTAGTCGTTGACAGTGTTCCCCGCCAAAGGAAGTGCCGCTGGGGTGGCTACTGAGGGTTTGGATTGTGGGTAGAGTACGGCGATCATCCAATTTATAGCGCCTTCTAAAGTCGACACTCCTGGCAAGTTTACGTTGCCATAGGAAAAGTCGCTTAAGTTGTGCTTAAACGGGTGTTGAGACTGATTCCATATTTGAAATCTGGCATGGTTGAAAATCATTTAAAATAACTCCCAAGTTGCATCCCACACGCCCGTGTATTCTTTTACGTAGACTACATTAGTGGTGACGCCTAAATAGCCATATCTGACTACGCTACAGGGGCAACCGTCTGGGGCATCCGATCTTACGGTGTATATGTATTCTGTGCGACCACTGCCGTCGAATTCTATGTGCTGCTTAACAAGCTCGTGCTGTTGAGTCTTTAAATGTCCGGTGTCTGCCATAGTCGCCACCATAAATAAAAGGGGATGGAGATATAATACTCCATCCCGCCTTTAGAGCAAAATTATTAATAGTTGATGCCGTACATAACTGCGTTGTGGCCGATACCGCGGTATTCCATCTCACCGAAGAGACAAGAATCAACGATATATTGATAGCCGGAAGTAGAACGAATCTCGAAGTATTCTTTTCCTTCTGGAGACATTCTCTTCTTGAACCCGCCGCGAGTACGGAATTTCATAGACTTCATGTCTAAGAAGAAGATGATGTCATCTTCCATCTCTTGAATCCCTACTAGAGTAAGTTCGCCCTTAACTGTAACAACCGTGATTTCTGTCCATCCGTAAACAGAAGTTGAAGGTTGCTTAGTTACGTTGAAAGCGCCTTTAGAAGTTTCGATGATCTTCATGCAAGAACCTAAGTGCTTGTAGCTCATGACCACTTTAGAGGCATTGCCTTTAGCTTTTCTACGAACGGTTACGTATCCGTCAAAAATCTTGTCTAATAAGTTTGTGGCGGTTACGGAAGCGCCGTCAAGTTGGATAGCTTGAAGTGCTGGGTAAGCAAGCTTAGAGATACCGTGAATGGTGGAAGATCCACCGTTAGCGGCGCTAAGGATTGCTTCTCTTAGAGAGATGAAAGAGCCGTTAGCAAGAACACCTGGGTGATATATCTTAGCACCTTGAGCGGTTGTGTAGGCTGAAACGTCAGCTACAGCGCCGCCTCGTGTCAAAGATACTGTGATTGTGCTGGCATTCATGTCGATAGATAGGACGTAGACTGCAAGAACTGCGGAGTCGCCATCGTCGATTTCGATTTTCTGATTAATGTTGTAACGCTCAGGGTGTTTAACGCCGATTACGCCGCCTGCGGTTCCGTTAGCGGTGAATGTGTCGAAGTTAGCGCCGTTAAGAAGTTGGTGTGAAACACCTTCTTTCATGATGGTTTGGAACGCTTCGATTTCGTCAGGAAGGATGCGAAGGAAAGAAGCTTCCTTAACTTTTCCTTCGTGATCGAGAAGGTCGCCGTGGTTGAAGATCAAAGATCCCCAAACTTCCTTATACCCTGGAATTTCACCGCGTACAGGCTTAGATTGAGAAATGTCTGCGGCTCCAGCCAACTGGCCGAATTCTAGAGAAGAAGCGCGAGCGCCCATGAAAGGAACGATAACTTTAGAACCTTTCCATGAATCGTCACGTTCTACGTTCGTAAGGAACCAGTCACGCTTGATAGTTTCTTCGTAGAAAATTTCGTTCGGAAGATACTCGTTAAGCATAGTTTGAAAGTCTACATTTCTAGTAGTACCCGCCATAAATTAATGCTCCTCTTGAAATGACCTTGCTATTTTGCGTAGGTCGTCTAGGTTTTTTGGTCTTTGTTTTATTGGGGAAGTCCCGGTGCCTTTGATGTTTGGAAGTGTCGCTTTGTTTGAGGGAGCCACTATATTGGGGTTTGTCTGACCGCCTAATACGCCGAAAGATGGGTTTACAGCCCGCATCTGTTTCAAGACTCCTTCTACCGCCGCTTCTGCCGAGATGTCAGTTCCACCCATAGACATGGCCTTGCCGTATTGGATTACCGCATCTCTAAATGCTCCGGCATATCCCATGCCGTTGTCGAACTGTTGAACCGCTTGCGCTACGTCTGGTCTCGACATTACACCAACTAGTTCAGCTTCTTTCTGTTGTACTGCATATGAACTTTGTTGCTGAGTCCACTGCTCTTTTTCAGCTTCAAGCTGTTCTGCTCTCCGCTGGGTTTCTCTCGCTTGCGCATGGAGACGTTTCTGGTCTTCAGGCATCTCACTTTTTTTCACTATGTGATGTGCCCATTTTAGCACAGTCTGTTCTGATAAACCAAGCGATTCTGCGACGGTTTCAAAATCATCTGACTCGATCGCCTTTTGCGCTCTTCCCAACTCCCCGATGATTCTATTGTAAGAAGGTTCGATTTCATTAATTTTAGCGCGTAGTTGTTCCCTATCGCCTTTAACACTGTCGAGGCCGTGAGACCTTTCGTACATCTCACGAATCTTCTTTTCTGTGTCGGCGTCTTTGATTACGGGGATTAGGAAGTCGTCAAACGCCTTCTCTTGTCCCATAACTTTAAACTTTGTGTTTGGGGTGTACGCCGGAGCTTCGGGCGTTACGGGAGGAGCCCCCGCGTCTGCCGTACCTTCGGGATTCGCCACAACTTCTGCGTTCTCTACTTCATTCTCGATATCCATATCATCATCTCCATTCCCCTGTCTGGGGGAGTTATGTTTTACAACCTACCCAGCGACTTGCTGGGGCATAGGCTGTCCTTGCGGCATCTGTCCTTCCTCTGGCGGCATAGCTTGTCCTCCCATTTGCTGAAGTTGGGCAAGTTGCGCTTGATTCATTTGTTCCATCTTACTTATAGGCATCCCTTGTTGCTCTAGGGTTTTAAGGAGATGCTCTAGTGCTTGATATGGAACTCGAACTCTCTTAGGTGCTTTACTCGGGTCTTCGTTCGGGGTGTACATGTCACAAGCGATCATAGCTCCGCCGACTGGGATGAATTCATTCTTAAGCGCCGCCGCTGCCTCTTGCTCTTGTTGAACCTTTTGTAAGTGGAAGGACTCGAAGTCGAAATAGATTTGCTTGACGTTCTCAGGCAGGAACCCGAAGTCGCGCTGTTTCATTCTTAACGCTAATTGAGATAGGATGTAGTCACTATCGTCTTTATCGCTTGTCATAGGTTGTTCGCCGCGTTCGATTGCGAGGAAGTCGTTTTTGACGTTTTTAGAGTTAATCATGAGGTCAGAGAATGTCTCTTCTGGTATCCCGAAAGGCATATCAGATGTCATCTTGCCGATATCGTCTCTAGACAACTGTTGGCCGACATATTGAAGAATATTCGTGTACGCTAACTGTTTTCCGAGTTTTGAGTCGGCGGTATCGGTTTGTTCTTCAACTGTACATGAATAACATAGTGGGTCAGTGTCTCTAAACTCCGCGATGTTCACCGCTTCACTTCTTCCGACCATATTTATGACTTCATCGTCTTGTAAGTAGAATTTTGCGAGTTCTATGTACGTTTCGCCGAAATCTACTAGAAATTCCCCGAATTTTGAGGAGTATGGACTGAATTTTTGAGTCGTATTCATCGACTTATAGAGGAGTGTATAGGGGTCTAAATTAGTGGTTTTTTCGTCTAAAAGCCCCTCTAAATTCACCGCCATGAACATTTCTTCGACTTTTGCGCGTATATAAGAGGCAAATTGCTCCCCTGTACGGCCTTCAATGATTGTAGGAGGCACCCCTTGGTACTTCAAGCCCCGTATTCCGGGCAGAAGTGACCCTTGAGTGAGTTCTGTACCCGCTTGATAGAGGATTTTGTCATCGCCGACAGTGATTTGGTGCATCGCTTGTTGTGACGCGGCCCTATTTATCTCTGCCTGGAAAGGTCGAGCTACTTTTAAGATCGAAGATGCCCGAACTCGACTTGAAAACTCGTCAAACCCTGCCCAAATTACGGGGAAGATGCCGCCTGGGAGTTCGCCCTCCTCTAAAATGCCTTCTTGAGTCGTAATATAGTAGTATCCGTTCGGATATTCGAGACAAGGCTTGTAATAATACTCTAGAACTAAAGTATTCCCTTTTTCCTTACGATATCCGCCCATTTTCGAGTCAAAAACGATGAAATCGCCGCTGGAATCCGTGATAAACTTGAGTTTTTCCTCTTGTCCTTTGTATTGGCGCTTAAGTTCTTTCGTGGAGACGAGTTTCTCGTACCCAATCCAACGACAGTCACGTATGGAGGTAGCATGTGGGTCTCTAAATATATTAAATGCGAACCACCTATCGAAAACGAATTCCCCTCTGCGAACGGGCCTGGACTCATCTTCAACTGGAACCCCCATTTCATCTAAAACCGGATTTCCGGCATCATCTACTAAACCTTCATACCCTTTTATCGGCCCTTTGTTGTTATCATAACGAATAAGTACCGCACACTCTGAAACCCCGACAAAATCTTCCGCTAATTCTCTTATCAAACGCCTAAGCTTAGAACGATTCTTCTCAAAATTCCAGACCGCTTGATTAAGTTCTGCGTCTTTTTGATCTTGAAGTTCTAAAGGGTTTGTAGGACGAAAGGAAACTCCGGGAGCTTGCGCGATTATAGAGGAAACGTAGGTTTTGTAAATCAAATGAAGGTAGCTAAACGTGATTCTCAACTTAGAATCTTCGTTTCTTGACTCCCTAGACCTCTCTATAGTGTCTTTCGACTTCTTAGTATAATGTTCTCCGGAGATTAACATGACGTTTGTACGCATCTCCGCCGTTAACGCTTTATCTTGACTCTTAGAATCTCTATAGAGTTCCTGTAATTCTTGAATCTTCTTAGCTTCCATGGCCTACACCCCCAGTAAAATGTTATTCCGCGTCTTTGACTTGAGATTCCTCATAGCCTAAAGGGTCGTCGATGAGTTTTTGAAACTCCTCGAACTCTTCCGCCATTTCGTTCTTAATGCCAAAAGCCTTCATGTCTAAATTTGTCAAACTTCCTGGATTAATTTCCCTCTCTTCCGCCTCTTTATCAAAGACGTGAAGAGGGTGTTGTGGTGGCTCAATGTACTTTTTCTCTACCGTTGTATTCGTTTGATAGAATTCTAGGGAGACATCCCCGGCGACTAAACTCTTCACCCCATAAAGGACTCCAAGTTGCATAAGCCTCCCAATAGTCTCAACCTCTGTTCTCTTCTTAATCGCTAGCTCGTAGTTAGTCGGGCGACCTTTAGGGTTTGGGATTTGTCCCTTAACAAAATCTCTTCCCCCGGTTTTAATTCTACTAGGGTTTACTTTCTCGTTTGGCGTCAATTTATGTTCTGGAAACATGCTACTCTCCATAGTAGGAATTAAGTTCGTCAACGTATTCATCAAGGGCGGCCTGCCCGGCTTCCTCTTCTTCAAATTCTCCCCTCCTCATTCGTATTTGCCATTCGTCAAATTGTTGATTCGTCCAAGTACCGTCAGGTAACGTAGAAATCTTTTTCGGGTCAGGCGCTGAGATGCCTGGGTTGATCGCTCCCATATCCCAAGGTATCTGGAAGACGGCGTACCGTAGCGCGTCCACTAAGTCGTCGATGTATTTCCGCGTAATCAACTTCGACCCCGCAGGTACGGAGACGAGTTCAGTAATTAACTTTTGTGCGTCATCCGCCGTCTTATCTATAGTAAGAGCGCCCGCTGCAAATAAGTCATTGACGACTTTCTCCCCAGCGTCTCTACGCTTATCAGCTTGTATAAATGGCTCACGCGAACGGGACGCTGTAATCCCAAACTCCCTAGACTGATAGTCGTAACAAGCGGAAACGGGGCTTCTGCCTAACTGCTTCTTCATAAGCTGATACTGTCTAAGAATGTCTCCGCTACTAGTATCTTGACCATCACCCCGCCATAACTTTAATATTCTCCCTTTCGTCTTCTCCGGGTTGACGATTATAAAGACGATAGCGGCTAAACTCCTTTTAACCCCTGCACCGCCACTTCCAATATCTACTCCTGCGTAGAGACTCCAGTCACTAGGGTATGGTTCGGCGGCAGTAACATTTTTATCTATAGTGAACCCGAAATACTTAAGCCCACCTACCTTTACGAATCTACCCCAAACCCTTTTGAGTTCTTCATTCTTAGAGGTGCAAGCTCTTATAGCCTCTTCCACCATTTCCATACTGTAATGACCTGGGGAGCCATCATCATATTTAAGACAATCATAAAGTGATATCTGCCACTTCGCCGCACCTACGAAAGTCTCTTCAGAAGTTCCTTGGCACTCCATCGCCTTGAACCACAATTGATATCCTTGAGTCGCAGTGAATACTTGATTAAAGTACCCTCTGGTAGCACGAAGACGAACTAGGATTTCATCCGTAAGAGTCTCCGGCATCTCTTCATCTGCGGTAATCATATGAACAGTAGCGGTTTGTAGGTTTTCAGCTTTCTGGGCGTATGTCTTAAAGTAAATAGAACACCCACTATTAAAATGTATCGCGGCGATATCGCCGTCAGACATCTCTTCACGCCAACCATACGTCTTATGGTTTTTAGCCGACCCACGCGGAAGATATTCCGGAACCCACTTCGTCTTAAATTCGTTAGTGGCTACAGCGTTTGAAGGATAAAAGTACCAGAATTGAATCGGTATTGTCGGCCATAACTCCGGCCACAGTTTAGAGTTACCTGCCCATTCAATATTCTTACGAATAGCAATAGTGCTTTTGCCTATTTGGTTTGCCGCAGTCAACAAATTGACTCTATTTTTACTCTCAAAGAATTCTCTAGACCAAGTATAGAATCTACCGCCGTGAGTATACAAGTGCGGTAATTCCTCTTTAATCTCTTTGATTCTAGCGTCTACTGCCGCTTTCTTAAATTCGGTTTCGGTTCTAGGGGTTATTTTAATTTCCGCTATCTCTTTAGCCGAGGCTGCCGATGCACGCTCTTTCGCTATATCGGATATTCGATTAATACGTTCTCTAGAAGTTTCTCTCATAGGAGTACATCATCGTCTTTAGGGGCGATAGTGCCTACTTCTTCGTCAGAGTTTCTAGGTGCTTCAATCTCTAGTTTAGATGAAAGCGCCTCTAGCTTAGAGATATCGTCAATCCCTCTAATAGCTTCAAGGTCGCTAGGGGCGGAGACATGCACGTTAAGATTCTTTTGCTCTACTTGCATCTTTTGGAGGATTCCACCCTTAACCCTCATATCCACCATCTCAAACGCTTTAAGTATAAGAGAAGCGGCTTTATGGTCTACTGCCCCTCCCTCTAACAAAATAGGTAGAGACATAATTTCACTCAACCTCTCCGTACCCAGGTGCAGTATATAATTCATAGACTGCACATAAGATTTAGGGGGCGTCAGTATCCATAGGAGTTTCCTATCGTTATTCGCGTAACACTTACTCCATGTGTTCTCATTACAAATGCCACTTAAGATCGAATCAAGTCTCATTCGTCTTTTATAGGTTCCAGAGGTTACGAGATTATATTCATCCCAAAAACTTAGGCG